TAATCCAACTATTACTGCTCTACTTATTTTTTCTGCTTTAGTCATAATATATTGTTTTTGATACCGCTAAGATATAAATAATAATTCATTCCACCAAATAAAATAGTGAAATAAAAATAATTTAAAAATAATTGCTAAAAAACTTGACTTGTATTATTTAATTTTGTATATTCGCCTATATGTTGAATTTTTTATATAAATATCATGACGATTGGCTTAGGATAGCTGATAGTTTTTTAAATAATAAAGAGGATTCTGAGGATATAGTACAGAATATGTATTTAAGACTTCATAAATATAATGTGAAGTTAGAAGATATAAAATATAAAGATGATGTAAATAGATATTTTATATATACTACATTAAGAAATATGTGTTTTTTATTCCTTAAAATGAAAAGAGAAAAACCAGTTATAAATATAGACGATGTATCTGTATATTATAAAAATTATAATAAAAAAAATGAAGGTAAAGAGTGTTTTGATAATTTGTTTGATTTAGTTAATAGCGAAGTGGAAACCTGGAGTTACTATGATAGAACGTTGTTTGAGGTGTATATGTACTCTGGGTTGTCATTTCGTGATATGGCTTATGGATCAATTAAAAAACCTAAACTAATATCTAATACTAAAGCTTTAAATATACAGTCTGTTATAGATGGTAATGGTATTAGTGTCAGCTCAATGTTTAATACAATAAAGAAATGTAAAGCTAAACTAAAAGAAAAGTTTGGAGAAGATTTTGAAGATTATTTTAATAACGATTACGATAAGATATGAAAAATATAAAGATTGAAACAAAAATTACAGGCGACCTACATGATTTAATGGAGAGTTCAATAGTTAATAAAGAAGCTCAAACAGCACTTGCAATTATTAGAGAGGATGATTGTTTTGATAAAATAATGGATAGAAAAGAAGCGGTTAAATTAGGTTTAGATAGACTTGGTTTAATTAGTGCATTGTTAGAATATTATTATCATTATAGAAAAGAACAAGAAAAAGAATAGGTATGAGCGATAGAACTAATACATCAGAAGATTTAAAAGATGAATTAATTAGACTTAAAAACGAAGAAATAAAAGCTTTAAAAACATATATTAAAGAACTTGAAAGAACTAAGTGGTATAAGTTATGGTAAAAAAGAAAATAGATAAACGCACTAAAGCGTATAAAGAAGAACAACGAAATAAACTATCTAAAGAAATTGGATTAGGTGATGTAGTCGAAAAGATAACAGAAGCTACTGGAATTAAAAAAGCAGTTAAGTGGTTAGCTAATGGTAAAGACTGCGGTTGTGATGGAAGGCAAGAGAAATTAAATAAGCTACCTTTTAAATTTAAGTTTAAACCTAATTGTATGGTAGAGTCTGAATTTAACTGGTTTACTGATTATCTTAAAAGACATAACAAAGATAAATATAGTAAGGGTGATGTATTTGAATTAGTACGTTTATACAGACGTTTATTTAAAATAACCCCTAAGATATGCGCTAACTGTAACAGTGGTGTAAAGGCTATGCAAAATGTAGTGAGCGACATAATAAAGCTATATGAAACTTATACGGTGTAACAATCGACTAATTTTTTAGTTATATTATTGAATAATCAAGTTTTTTCAACATATGGCACACGGTGGTAAAAGAGATGGAGCTGGGCGTAAGAGTAAAGCAGACGAATTAAAACTATTAGAACACGGAACTAAAGCGATAGAATCTGTGTTTGGTAGTTTAGATAAGTATTGGGAGCATATAGCTAAAGAAAGTAAAGATAGTTTCGGTCATCTAAAATTATTGACAGAATATTTATATGGTAAGCCTACTGAAACAATAGAGCAAACAAATACAAATATAAATGAGGATTTGACACCTGAAGAAATCAAGAGAATTAAAAAAGAATTAGAAGATAAGTATTAATGACAAATGAAGAAAAAGTATTAAAAATATCGTGTGAAGATAGTTTACTTTTTTTTGCTCGTTATATATACAAAGAACAACACAATAGAAACTTTATTATATCTCACCACTTTAGAGAAATAGCTAAAACATTAGAGTCTGTACATCGTGGTGAAATAAAAAGACTTATAATAAATTTACCTCCTAGGTATGGTAAAACTGAATTAGCTATTAAAATTTTTATTAGTTGGTGTCTTGCTAAAAACCCTCAATCTAAATTTGTTCATTTGTCTTATTCTGATAACTTAGCATTAGATAATTCAAGCCAAACAAAAGAGTATATACAATCTCTTTCTTTTCAGAAGTTTTGGGAAATGGAATTAAAAAAAGATGCTCAATCAAAAAGTAATTGGTTTAATAATGATGGTGGGGGTGTGTATGCTACATCTACTGGCGGTGCTGTTACAGGTTTTGGAGCTGGAGTTGCTGAAGCAAAAGAGTTTAGTGGTGCAATAATAATAGATGATCCATTAAAACCTGATGATGCTTTAAGTGATGTTAAGAGAAAATCAATAAATGATAGATTTAACAATACAATTAGTTCTAGGGTAAATGATAGGAGTACGCCAATAATAGTTATAATGCAAAGACTACACGAAGATGATCTTAGTGGGTTTTTACTTAATGGTGGTAGTGGCGAGGAATGGCATCACTTATGCCTGCCAGCTCTAGATGAAAACAATAACCCTTTATGGGAAGATAAGCACAACTTTAAAGAATTAGAGAATATAAGGCAGGCAAGTAGATATACTTTTGCTGGGCAATATATGCAAACACCATCACCAGATGAAGGTGGTGAATGGAGAAGGGATTGGTTTAATATAATAGACTCAAGTAAATTACCAACCAATATTAAATGGGAGTGTTTTATAGATGGAGCATATACTAAAGATACTAAGAATGATCCAACTGGAATACAAATATCTGGTAAGGGTGGTAATGATTTATATATTTATACGTCTATTGATAAATATTTAGAAATGCCAGAGCTGAAAGCTTTTATAAAACCATTTATAACTGCTACGAATTTAAATGTTTCATTAACTCTAGTAGAACCTAAAGCATCTGGTAAATCATTAGTACAACTTCTTACAAGAGAAACAAATATAAATGCAGCAGAAATAAGAAGTCGGTTTGTTAAGATAAGTAAGATTGAGAGAGCAAGAGCATCTAGTCCTTATATAGAAAGCGGTAGGGTTTATTTAGTTAAGGGTAATTGGAATGAACATTTTTTAAACCAGATAGCATCATTCCCAAATGGTAAACATGACGAACATATAGATTTAACCTCTTACGCTATAGAAAGGAATTTAATAGAGAGTCAAGGAGTTTACAACGTCTATTAGTTACAATTAAACAAATTTATAGTTATATTAATATGAAATTTAAATTAAAAATACCTACTGATTTAAGTGAGATAAAACTCAAAGACTATCAGAAATATATGAAGATGGTAGTAGAGAATGAAGGTGCTGTTGACTTCTTAAATTTAAAGGCTGTTGAAATATTTTGTAATGTTAAGATTAAAGATGTTAAGAGTATAAAGGCTTCTGATTTTGATGAAGTAGTAAGCGTTATAAAAAATACTTTTGAACAAGATAATAAGTTTAAACAACGCTTTACTTTTGATGGTGTTGAGTATGGGTTTATTCCAAACTTAGAAGATATTAGTATGGGTGAGTTTGTAGATTTACAGAACTACTTAGCGGATATACAAGACTATCATAAGGCATTAGCAGTGATGTATAGACCGATAACTCATAGATCTAAAGATATGTACTTAATAGAAGATTATGAAGGCTCTGATAAGTATAGTGATGTAATGAAATACACACCGTTAGATGTTGTATTAGGTGCTAATGTTTTTTTTTACAATTTAGGGAACGTGTTACTAAAGCATACCCTGGATTATTTGGAGGGGGAAGTACAGACGAATACTCAGGCGAAGCAAATTTTGGAAGAAAATGGGGTTGGTATCAGAGCATTTACGCAATTGCTGGAGGGCAACTCGATAAGTTTGAAAACGTCACTAAATTAAACTTACACTCTTGTTTAACGTGGTTAGAGTTTGAGAAAGAAAAGAATGAATTAGAAGCTAAAAGAATTAAAAGATGATAGCATATTACGAGGTAACAGAATCTATATACAACCACTTAATAAGTGATAATGATGTTAATACAGTTAAGATAGGTGTAGAGCAGATTAACGATGTTGATTTAAATAAGCAAGAGATATATCCGTTATCACATATATTTACTTCTGGAGCTGAATTTGTTAATGGAGTTGTTAGGTTTACGGTTACGGTATCTGTTATTGACATGGTAGATATTACTAAGAAAGATTTAAGGGATGAGAATGAACCATACAAAGGAATAGACAACGAGCAAGATGTTTTAAACTCTACATTAGCAGTATTAGAGAATTTAGATAAGTCTTTACGTAATGGTGATTTACAAGATTTAGGATTTGAATTACAAGGTACTTCATCAGCTCAAAGAGTGAGAGATACATTTCCAAACTTAGCAATAGGTTGGACTGTTGATTTTGTAATAGACGTACCTAACAACGTTCAAAACTGTGGATAGTAATGTTAAAATAGTATTAGATGAATTTGGTGAAAGAGTTACCAAGTTAGCACGTATTAATGTGGGTGCTACACGTACTGTTAATGGCAAACGAAGAAAGATAGACAATAGTGGTAAGTTAAGAAACTCTATTAAATATAATGTTAACGTAAGTAAGAGTGGTAAATCTTTTGCATTTGATATATCAATGGAGGATTACGGTGAGAATGTTGATAAAGGTAGAAAACCAGGTAAAGGAATACCAGTTAACGAGTTATTAAAATGGATAAAAAGCAAACCAATAAGAGTAAGAGATTTAAAAACAAACAGTTTTGTAAAACAAACAGAATCAAGAATCAACTCTTTAGCATTTTTAATAAACAGAAAGATAAAAGAAAAAGGAATAGCAGCAACTAATTTTTTAAGTGATCCTTTTAGTAAGGAGTTTAAAGATTTACCTGATGATGTAATGGGAGCATTTGGTTTAGATGTAGAGCAATTTTTAGAATTTAGTTTAAAAGAAATTAACACAGATTAATAATGGCAACATATCAAGGAAAGATATTAACACGTTCACCATTTTATATAACAGCCGCAGGAATAGGTGTATTAGAAAAAGCTGAATTAGAGGTTTATATATGGAGTGGATCAAGTGCTAATACTCCAGCTTCACCTAACTACACTATAACTAAAAACGCTTTAACATCTACAAGTAGTACTATTATATTTGAGATTAGTGAATTAGTTAGAGATTTTTATAATCATAATAGAGATGCTTACTCAGAATCTTTAAATAGTTTCGATGATGTGTTATGGGTTGAAACAAATTTAACAATGACACCTGTAACTGGTTCTGAGTTAATTGTTAATAATATTTACTTAGCTTTAGATGGTTATGGAGGTTTTATAGATGGCTCTAATCCACAAGGAAATGTTACAAGTGTAGATAAGATATATTTGTTAAATGGTGAAGATAAACTATTGCCAGTTTATACTAATACAGATGGAGCTGATAAGGTAGAGTGGTTAAAAGATAGTGTTATTATTGCCACAGATGATTTAACAACTGCTGAAGCTTCTTTATTTTCTTACGATAAGTTACAATACTTAACTAATTCAGGCGATGTAGATGAAATTAAAATATATCAAGGGGTTACTTTATTAAAAACTATACCGATAGAAGAAGTAGATGAATGTAAATACATACCTAAAGAATTAAAATTTTATGACGCTGATGGTGCTCTACAAAGAATATTTATGTTTAAGAAAAGCATTGAAAGTTTAAGTACTAAAAGAGATAGTTATAATTCAATTATAGGAGGTGTTAGTTTTAATCAATACACTTATAATACTAAAGAACATCAGTTTAGAAATTACAATGTGACAGGACAAGAAAGTATTACTTTAAATACTGGTTATGTAGGTGAAGAACAGAATAGAGTAATAAAACAAATACTATTAAGTGAATTAGTATGGGTGGATGATAAGCCTGTTAATATAAAAACAGATAGTGTTACATATCAAACTAGAACAAACGATAAATTAATTAACTACACAATTAGTTTTGATTATGCAAATAATGTAATTAATAATATTTATTAATGTATAAGTTACAAGTATATATAGATGGTCAAAGGTTAGAGTTGTTTGAAGATGAAACAGTATCTTTAAATAGTTCAGTACAGAATATAAAAGATATTAGTAAGGTTTTTACAGACTTTACACAATCTTTTAATGTTCCTGCATCTGCTAAGAATAATAAGATATTTGAACACTGGTATAACGCTGATATAATAGATGGTTTCAATGCTAAAACTCGTAAAGATGCAAGGTTAGAATTAAATTATAAACCATTTAAAGAAGGTAAGATACAGTTAGAAGGTGCTAAATTAAAGAATGGAATACCAGAGTTATATAAAATAACTTTCTTTGGTAACTTAGTAAACCTATCTGACTTGTTTGGAGATGATAAATTAGAGGTATTACCTTTAACTGCTTTCGATCATGATTTTACAAGTGCTAATGTAAAAGATGGTATTACTACTGGATTGTTTAATGGTAGTATTATATACCCTTTAATTAGCTCTGAAAGGAATTGGCAATGGGATTCTATAGGTACAAGTTTAGAAGATGATGATATTAAGTATTATTTAGGTAATGATAAAGGAGTTAACTATAAAGAATTAAAGCCAGCTATTAAGGTTAATGATATAATAGAAGCGATAGAAACTCACTACGGTATAACATTTTCTAACAACTTCTTTAATACTAATAACCATGTAGATGAATTATTTTTATGGTTAAGCAAAGAGAAAGGAAATATAAAAGCTTATAGCGATGAACTTACTGTATTTTCAGATATAAATTTTCTAGGTGGTGCTTTTAATTTCTTTACATTCGGTGTAACTCCAGAAGTAGGATATGAAGCTATAGAATATAGAATAAGAATAGAAAATGTAACGACTGGAAATAGTACTACATATAATTTAACAGGTAGCTCAAACAACCCTCCTATTTTTATAACTACTGGTGTTGGTATTTATAATATTCATGTATCGTCAATAGTAGAGTTTAAATTTGTAGCTGGATATAATGTATCAGGTCAAGGATTAAGTGGAACTACACCTGTGACAACTATTACAAACGGTAATACAACAATAGCTTCTAACTTACCTGATATGACTGTTACAGAATTTGTAGGTGGTTTGGTTAAAGCTTTTAATTTAGTTGTAGAACCATTAAGTGCAACATCATTTAATTTAACACCTTTAAACGAATGGTATGAAGAAGGAGTTGCTAAAGATATAACTAAGTATATTGATATATCAGACTTAACGATTAACAAACCTTCTTTATATAAGCGTATTAATTTCACGTATCAAGAAACAGATACTATTATAGGTGAAGAGTTTAGGGAAACTAATAAAATAGGTTATGGTGATTTAGAAGCTGAATTTATTTATGATGGAGGAACTTTAGATATATCATTACCATTTGAGAATGTAATGTTAGAAAATATTTCTAGCGTATTAGATAATAGTTTCTCTAATGTATTAGTAGGTAAGATAATTGATAAAGATTTAGATGCTACAGAAATTAAACCATTCTTATTTTATAATAGAAATGTAACAAACTTAACTGATGGATTAGGTTTTATAGACCATAACGACACGTTAAGCGAAATAACATCTTATTTAAATGTAGGTCAAGAGAATAAAACAGTAACAGCAGATATAACACAATCTTTAAATTGGGGTGAAGAAATAAGTACATTTAATTTTGCACCACCTCCATTAAATGAAAATTCTGAATTAGGTAGTAAGGTTTCTTTATACTCTAATTATTGGGAAGACTATATAACAGACCTTTACGATAATAAAAGACGTGTTTATAAATTTGATGCTATCATGCCATTATCAGTAATAACTAACATAAGTCTAAATGATAAGTTAATTATACGAGATAGAGTATATATTATAAATACTATTAATACAAATTTAACAACAGGAAAGGTAAGATTAGAGTTATTAAATTATATAGGTAAGGTATCAGTAGAAGTACCAGCTAATTTTGACGGACTTGCATACGATTTAAACTTTGATATAAGCTAAAGATATGAGTGATAAAATAACATACGAAAATAAGGTAGGTATAAAACCTAAAACGGTTAGGATAAATCAAGTTCAAGATTTAGATATGAACGAGATTAAAGACAAACATAACGCTGTTGAAAGTAGAGTAACGGCTATTGAATCAAGTGGCGTAGTAGGTGTTACACCTATTAATGTTAGTGCAGAATGGTCTAGTGGATTGTCTTTTGATGTTACTGCTGCTAACTACCCAGTATTAAATACTTTCTATTCTTCAACTCCAGGAGTAGTTACATTAGACGCAGCAGACCCTACATTAGACAGAATAGATTTAATAGTAGCTATTGCTCCAGTATCACCTGCAACAGTTGGGACTGTTGGATTTATTAAAGGCACACCAGCCACAACAGCTTTAGTTGTACCTCCTGATTATGACCCTAGTTTAGTGTATGTTATTAAGCAAGTAATAGTTAGAGCTGCTGCAAGTACTCCTGAAGATACAGCAACAGAATTAGTGTTTGATGAGAATGTAGGACATCCTACTGAATACACTTTTTCAAGTAATTCAGGTAATATAGTAGTAAGCTCAAATGATGCTTTTAGTGGTTCTAACTCTATAGAGGCTACTAACCCAATACAAGGTAATAAAATAATATTAACTAGAAGTTCTTTAACGAGCACATCAAATCTAGGTTTACTTACTTTTTATATAAAGTTAAAAGCTGATTTAGGACAGAATTATATATATATTAAATTCTTTAATGGAACTACTAGAGTTGGTGATTTCTATGTATTTAATAACGGTCAAAACGGATTTGATAGTTCAAGTTTATCATGGCAAAAGATTAGTATAGATAGCTCCAAATTAAACCTACCTATAACTGATTATGACATTATAGAAATATATCCTTATAAATCTTTTAGTGGTTACTTTATTGATTTAGTACAAATACATGAAGGTAGCGGTAGTGATGTTTTAATTAGTGGTGTTGAAGAAGCTCCTATTGATGGTAAACAGTATGCTAGAAAAGATGCTGGGTGGGTAGAGGTTGAAGCTGGCGGTTCTGAATATGATACACGTGTAGATATGGGTATTTCTAATGATATAGATTGGGCTAAACCTAACGGTATATTTTTAAAAACATTAACAGAAAATACCACTTTTACAGATAGTAACCTACCTAATGGATTAAATATAAAAAGGATAAGTCTACATTTAGAGCCTAATGTCTTTAATCCGATATTTCCTAACTATTGGGAGCTAATAAGTGGAGATATAATAAATAATAATGTAAATGTGCTTAAAGCAGAATGTGTTAATGGTACTTCTGGAAGCGAGTTAGTTAGATATAGTGTAGAGAGTAGTATAAATTTAAATGATTATTCAGGTGTTTTTAATAGTGATTCATCTGTTATAAATGGATTGATAGATTCAAACGCACCATTCCCTACTACATTTTATAAAGGAACTGAATTATTTACTATAATAGGTAGAGGTAATGGTCAGTTCACAGGTTGGAAATGGAACATAAATACTTTAATATGGGAAAGTAATACGGTTATAGTTAACGGACTTGGAGATATCGGATCAAATGCTTGTCCATCTGTTTTCTATATTGATAATGATTTGTATATGATTGCAAGTGAAAATCTCTCGCAAGTAGGTTTTAAATGGAATACTATAACTAATAATTGGGATTCTAATACTGGTATTTTAGTAGGATTAGGTAATATATGGGGTTTTACAGCTGGTAATATGACTGTTTTTAGTATTGGCTCAACACATTATTGTATTATTGGTGGAGAATCGTATAGAGGATATAAATGGAATGGTGTTTCGTGGGATTCTCATACTCGATTATCTACTGGTTTACCAGTAGGAACAGGTCAGAAATATACCTGTATTTCTTACTATATCGGGTCTCAATTATATTTAATATTAGGAAATGTTGTCGGTGATTGGAATGGTTTTTACTGGAATGGTTTTTCATGGATTGAAGATGTAAATATCGTTACTGGATTAGCTGATACTGGTTCGTGGTCACGAGCAAGTATATATTATTTAGAAAATAAGTTAAATATTATTGCTGGAGATACATTAGCATTAAATGGATATAGTAAAGATAAATAACATGAAAAAAATACTATTAATATTATTATTTATACCGTTATTAAATTACGGTCAGTTTATAAAAGAGGATAAAGTTAAACATATTATAGCAGGTGCAGGTATCTCAGGATTTACAAGTTTAACAGTTATGTTAATTTCTAAAGATAAAAACTCGAAAGCTACTTTAAGAAATGCTAAAATTATAAGTTTTGGTGCTTCTATTTTAGCAGGTTACATACGAGAAAAACAAGGTAGTAAGTTCTGTTATGATGACTTAGCAAATACTGCTTTAGGTGGTCTAACTGCATCTTATACGTTAGACTTATGTTATAAATCAAAGAAAGAATATATATTTTAATTATGTTAAAGAATATAATAAACTTATTAAAGGTTGATGACTTCTATAATAAAGATGAGTTAATAGAAATAGCTAAAGGTAAGTATAAAGCACCTGAGAGTATAAAAGAAGGGTTTAAAAACGCTAAAAGACGTATAAAATGGCAATTGAAAAAACAATAATATTAAAAGTAGATGCTAACGGTGCTGTAAAAAGTCTTGACAATGTAGAAGATGAAATTAAAAGCATAGATAAATCCACAGAAGCATTAAAAGAAACAACAGGAAGTCTTACTAACTCCATTGATAAAATGACAGGTGGACTTATAACAGGGTTTAAAAATGCTGTTGGTGGTGTTAGAAAGGGTATTATAGCAATGAAGTCTTTGAAAATTGCTATTGCAGCTACTGGAGTAGGTCTTTTAGTGTTGGCTTTTGGAGCTTTAGTTACTTTCTTTTCTAAATCTCAGAAAGGAATAGATAAATTATCCGTAGTATTTAAACAGTTTGGATCTGTAATAGATGTTATTATAGATAGAGTTATTGCAGTAGGTGAAATATTATCTAATGTTTTTAGTCAACCATTTTCTAAGACTGTTGATGGTGTTACAGATTCTTTAAAAGGTATGGGTGACGAGATGGAGCGTGAGATACGTTTAGCTAAAGAGTTAGAATTAGCTACTCAGAAATTAAGAGATACAGAGATAGACCAAATAGTTACACAAGCATTAAGAAGAAAGCAAATAGCAGAATTAAGGAACGATTCTAAAGATCAAGCGTTAACACTACAACAAAGAATAGATAAGTTAAAGGATGCTCAAAGATTAGAACAAGAAAACTTAAATGAACAATTAGCGAATCAAGCAGTTAGAGTAACTATTGCAGCGAGAGAAAATGCAAGAGCTAATAGTGTTGCTGAAGATTTTAAAAAATTAGAAGAAGAGAAAGCGAGATTAATAGATTTACAAACTGAATCTTTTAGAAGGCAAAGAACTGTAATATCTGAATTAGAATCTTTAAAAGCGCAAGGCAGAAAAGCTGAAGAACAAGAAACAAGAACATCTGTAGAACAAATAGAAACAGATTTTAATAATGAGTTAGAAGTTATTACTACTGGTGAAGAAAATATAACTGATGTACTTAATGAAAATGAACAACGAAGAACAGCTAACCAAAAGAGAGAAGCAGCGTTAAGAATTGAAAATGCAGAATTAGAAGCAGAAGCAAAAGCACAAGCTCAATTAATGTTAGCTTCTCAAATAGGTAATGCTTTAGGTCAAATAAGTAATCTATTTGAAAGAGGTACAGCAGCATCTAAAACAGCAGCTTTAGCAGAAGTTGTTATAGGTACTGGTATAGGGTTTATTCAAGCTTTAGATATTGCTCAAAAATCAGCAAAGGGAACAGGTCCAGCAGCAGCATTTGCTTTTCCAATATTCTATGCTTCACAAATAGCAGCGGTATTAGGAGCAGCAGGACAAGCTAAAAATATATTATCATCTGTTAAAGGTGGTGGAGGTGGTGCTAGTATTCCTTCTAGTGATGGAGTTGCTCCAATTGCTCAAACTGCTCCAGAATTCAATGTAATAGGAGCTTCAGACACAAACCAATTAGCACAAAGTATAAGTACACAAACACAACAACCAATTAAAGCTATTGTAGTATCTAGAGAAATGACAACACAGCAAGCATTAGATAGGGAAATAGAATCAACAGCTACATTCGGCTAAAATGTAACAATGAACTAAATATTTAGTTATAATTATATAAATATATCTTAAATGGAAACATACGAATTATTTTTAGATGAAGAAACAAAAGAAAAGGGGGTGTTTGCTATATCTTTAGTTTCTGATCCTGCAATAGAATCAGATTGGATAGCATTGAGTAAAGATGTTAAAATGGCTGTTGTAGATGATGAGAAACATATATTAATGGGTGCTGCTTTAATACCTAATAAACTTATTCCTAGAAAAGATAAATCAGGTATTTTTAATGTGTTTTTTAGTGATGATACAGTACGTAAAGCGTCTGAAATGTTTTTAAAGAATGGTTTTCAAAGCGAAACAACATTAGAACACGCTATACAATTAGATAGTAACACCGTATCTGAATCATGGATTAAAGAGGATAATGTACATGATAAGTCTGTTAAGTTTGGTATTGATGTACCGGTAGGAACTTGGCTTATATCTATGAAAATAGAAGATGATAGTATTTATCAAATGGCTAAGGATGGTTTAATAAACGGATTTAGTATAGAGGGTAGATTTGCAGATATGTTAGTTAAAAACAGTAAAGAATTAACCGAAAATGTAACAGAAGAACCAATAAATAGTTATAATAATATGAGTTTAGACAAAAAAACGTTTCTTTCAAGAATGGAAAAATTATTTTTCGGTTCTGATGAAGAAGTAAAAGAAGAAAACAGAGAACCTGTTATTACTGCTGAGGAAATTCAAAATGCGCCTATCGTAGATTTGACAGATACAGCAGAAGAGCCTGTTGAAGAGGTAGAAGTTAAAGCTGAAGAAGTTGTAGAGGTTAAAGAACCTGAATACGCAACTAAAGAAGAGTTTAGCAAACTATCTAAAAAAATCACAGAACTAAGTAAAACTTTCACAAAAGAGAAAGAAGATTTAGAAGCTAAGAATGTTGAATTACAAAAGCAAGTTGATGAAAAACCTGACGCTGAAAAAATTGTACATTCTCCAGAAGTAAAAGAAGTTAAATTAACAAAAAACAAAACTGCTAAAGGAAGAATTACAGCAGGATTAAGACAAGCATTAAATAAATAAAAGATATGGCAACAACTGCAACAATTAATAGTAATTACAACGGTGAAGTAGCTGGTGAAATTGTAGGTAAAGCGTTTAAAGAAGCTGATACTATTTCTAAAGGACTTATTACAGTGCTACCTAATGTAGCTTATAAAGCTTCGTTAAGAAAAATTGAATACACTAACGGTAAAGTAGATTATTCTTGTGGATTTACCCCTACAGGAGCTGTTACAAGAAGTGAAGTAGAACTAATCCCTAAAAAGATTAAAAATGAGATGGAATTGTGTAAAGAAGATTATAGACAAGTTTGGTCTACTGCTTCTATGGGATTTTCTGCTCATAATGATATGTTACCAGCAGATGAAGAAGAAGCATTTTTAACAGAGGTTTTATCAGATACTGCTGTAGCAACTGGTAATGAAATTTGGAGTGGTAACGCTGCAACAGATGGTGAAATAGGTGGTTTAATTCCTTTATTTACTGCTGATGCAAATGTTATTAAAGCAAACAATGGTATTGTTCCTTTAGCTGCTGCAATTGATAAAACTAATGTAGTTTCTGAAATTGAAAAAGTTTTAGCTGCTGTACCTGTAGCATTAAGAAGAAAACCAGATATTATTTACTCTATTTCTCCTGATATTGCTTTAGCTTATGATTTTGCTCAAACAAATCCAAGTATTTCTAATGGACTAGGAGCAGAAGCACATGAATTAAAATACGGTAGAATTACATTTACTGTAAATAACGATTTACCTGATAATACATTTGCTATTTATCAACGTAAAAACGTTTATTTCGGAACTGGTTTAATGTCAGACCATAACGAAATTAGAATTAAAGACATGGATGAAACTGATTTGAGTGGTCAAGTTAGATTTAAAATGGTTTATACTGGTGGAGTACAATATGTTAATCCAGAGGAAATTATTTGGTACTTATCTACAACTGCTGTAGTATAATAAATTAAATTAATAATCATATAAAGGGTGGGTAGTTTTGTCTGCTCACCCTTTTTTAATAAATATATAATATGGCTTGTGATATAACAACAGGTAGAGCTAAAGGATGTTTTGATGCTTTAGGAGGTATTAAAAAAATCTTTGCTACTACTGATGATTTAGGTGCTATTACTTATGATGTTACTGATACGGATGTTATCACAACATTTGGAGGTACTCCTGAGTTCTTTGAATTTGATTTAAAAGGTAATAATAACACCTTTGACGCTGGTACTATAACTAAAGATATTAGTAATGGGACTTCATTTTTCGCACAATCTTTATCGGTTTTCTTACCTAAATTAGATAAGGCTACGCATAAAGAAGTAAAACTATTAGTGTGGGCTAGTCCTACTATTATAGTTCAAGATTATAATGATAATTATTTAGTAATGGGATTAGCTAATGGTGCTGATGTAACAGGTGGTACTATTGCAACAGGTGGGGCAAGAGGTGATGCAGCTGGTTATACCTTAACTATGACTGCTGAAGAGGCTGCTCCTGCTAATTTCTTAGCTGTTGATATTCCTACAACTACAGCTACAGTTAGTGCAGTACAAATAACACCTTAATATTTTGATTTCATAGTAATTTGTTTTAGAGGGTAGGCAGTTTGCTTACCCTTTTTTATTGTAAACAGATAAACAAAAAATTAGTTATATTAATATGAAGATTTTATTAGAGAGTGCAACACCTCAAACACTAAATTTTATACCTAGAGAATACGTTAGTTTGGTTAATTACACTATTACTAACGAACAATCTAATACAAGTGTTTCAGATACTAATATAGATGCAACTACTAACGGTGGTTACTTAGAAATAACTGAAATTTTTGATTTAAAAGAGAATATTTATTACAATATAGATATAACAAAAACAGATAACACATTAATTTATAGAGGTAGAATTTTCTGTACAAACCAAGATATTGATACTTTTAGTATGAATGATGGTAAATTTACAGAAGATACAAGTAAAGATAATACATACGTGATTTATGAGTGATAAAGAAAGTAGAATTAGTATCGTTAATTTAAGTAATTACGTACAACCTGAGATAAAAGAAGTGCCTAGTAAAAAATATGTTACTTACGGAACTAAAAATAGTTATTTTCAGTATTTAATAGATAGAAGCAGAGGTAGTGCAACAAACGGATCTGTAATAAACTCTATCATAGATATGATTTACGGTGAAGGTTTAAATGATGAATCTTTTTATGATACTATACCAGAAGATGACGTTAAAAGACTTGTAAACGACCTTAAAAGAATGGGGCAATGTGCTATTCAATTACAGTATTTCGGTGGTAGAAAGTCTGTAAAAGGCTCACATATACCAGTAGAGAGTTTAGCTGCTGAAAAAGTAGATGATAAAGGTATTATAAATGCTTATTATCACTCAAGGGATTGGAGTAAAGTTAGAAGTATATCAGACTTAGATAGAATACCAACGTTTGAATCAAAAGAAAAAGGAGGTATAGAAATACTATATATCAAACCTTATAATAGTGGTTTATTTTATTATAGTACTGTAGATTATCAAGGTGGCTTACAGTATGCTGAATTAGAAGAGGAAATAGGTAATTACCATATAAATAATATACAAAATGGTTTAGCCCCTAGTATGTTAATTAATATGAATAATGGAGTTCCAGCAACAGAGGAAAAAGCAAAAGAAATAGAACGTAAAATTCAAGCTAAATATAGTGGTAGTTCAAATGCTGGTCGTGTTGTACTTATGTTTAACGATAATAAAGAAAGTGAAAGTACAATAACACCAGTTCCTTTATCTGATGCTTCTGAACAATATCAATTCTTATCTAATGAATCTATGAGTAAGATTTTAGTATCTCATAGAGTTACAAGTCCTTTATTATTTGGATTATCTACAAGCACTGGGTTTGGAAGTAATGCAGATGAGTTAAAAGTAGCTTCTGTACTATTTGAAACACTATCTATAAGTCCATTTAGACAGTTATTAATACAAGGTTTTGAAAAGTTAGACAAGTTTAATAACACTACAAGAGATTTAGAGTTTATTTCTTTAAATCCTTTTATGGATGATGAAGAGGTAACTGAAGAGGTTACAGAAACAACAGAAGAAACTACTGAAGATGCTGAAACTGTTGTAGATAATGAAAATACAGAATTATCAGCACACCAAGACGATAGTTTAATAGCTAACGCTTTAATCGGTTTAGGTGAAGATGAAGATTTAGAAAAGTGGGAGTTAATAGATGAAAGAGAAGTAGATTATCTAATGGAAGATTATTTAGATGGTCAAGTCGAAGAATTAAACAACCCTAAACTATCATTTAAGAAAAAAGTATATAATTTCGTAACAACTGGAACTGCTAGACCTAATGCAAATAGTGAGCAAGATGGCGAAAACTCACAAGGTGTTAAATTTAAAGTTCGTTATCAATACGCACCATTAGCAGCAGGAGAAAACAGCAGGGATTTTTGTAAAAGAATGGTTACAGCTTCTAAAATATACCGTAAAGAAGATATTATAGCGATGGAAAATCAATCAGTTAATCCAGGCTGGGGATTAGGTGGTGCTAATAACTATTCTATTTGGTTGTATAAAGGTGGTGGAGGTTGCCATCATAAATGGTTTAGAAAGACTTATGTACAGCGTACAGATACTAAAATAGATGTTAAAAGTCCATTAGCACCAACAATAAGCACTACTAAGGCAAGACAAGAGGGGTTTAGAGCAACTGCAAACGATAGTAAGGTAAGTGTAGCACCTGTTAATATGCCTAATAAAGGATTTGTAAATAAATAAGATATGGCAGTAGCATTATTCATAAAAGCAGAAGATTTAAAGAGAAATACTATATTAGATGGTAATATAGACAATGATAAATTCATGAACTATATTAAAATAGCTCAAGAGATACACATACAAAATTATTTAGGAACTGATTTATATAAGCGTTTACAAGCTGGTATTATAGCAAACGATTTAACAGCTAATGAAATTACTTTAATTAACGATTATATACAAGATGCTTTAATACATTTTGCTGGAGCTGAATATTTACCTTTTGCAGCTTATACAGTTGGTAATGGTGGAATTTTTAAACACGCAACAGATAATAGTATTAGTGTAGATAAGTCAGAAGTAGATTATTTAGTACAGAAAGAAAGAGATTTTGCACAATACTACACTCAAAGATTAGTAGATTATTTATGTAATAATAGTAATTTATATCCAGAGTATTCAACAAATACAGATAACGAAATAAACCCAGATAGGACTGTTAACTATACTGGTGGTTGGTATTTATGATAGATAAAAAACAATATAAGCCTAAGAAAGAGAATGTAATAAAACTAAAAAAATATATAAAAGATGGCTCAAAAACTAGAAATAAAAGGGAATTACCTTGTAATAACTGACACATCTGACAATAGCACTATTGAATATCCTAAAGACAATGTAAGGTATAAAGATTTTACTAATACTATACAATTCTGGTATATAAATGATACTTCTCAAAGTGTATCTTTTCAATTTAGTGAGTTATTAGATTCCAGTGGTGTTGCATGGTCTGATTTAGACACACTTTTATTATGGCTTCAAACAAACACAGGTTCTGATATGACAGGTGGAGCTTTAGACGTTAAAATACAAGACCAAGTAACACCTGTTATTATATTGCCTATGGCTTTAGAAGTTGCAAGAACTACTTTAGCTGTTGAAGCTATTGAAGACGGTAACACTTTAACCGTTGTAAGTTCTGTTGGTTTTGTTGTAGGTCACCATCTTAGATTAGTAGATACAGTTAATGATAAATTTTATTATGCAACTATATTATCTATAAATGTAAATGTTATAACAATTGACACTCCTTTAGATTTTAAATACGCTGTAGGATCTCAAATTGTAGATGCAACTATTAATATGGCTGTAGATGGTTCTGTAACTCCTGTTATATTTAAACATAGACTAGGCGTTCCATCTACTTCTTTAGACACCGATATTACAAGAGTTATATTAACTTGTACTACATCTGGAGGTATAGATTTAAGTGGTTTTGGAGATGGTAACGCTTTAACTAACGGTTTAGTTTTTAGAAAAACAGGAGATAATAGAAATAATATCTTTAATATAAAAACTAACGCTGATATGTCTAATCTAGCTTATGATTTTAATATATACGACACTACTAATCCAGCACAGGGTTTAGATGGTTTTGTAAGTAGGCTGACATTTGCAGGACAAAATAAAATAGGTGTATCTTTAAGAGTTGGTAAAGATGATAATTTAGAAGTTATAATTCAAGATGATTTAACAGGTTTAAACACTTTATCATTAATAGCAGAAGGTCACGTAGTAGATTAATTAAATGTAAATATGAAAGGATTAGTAGATAAAGTCTTAGCTTGGACTATAAGTAAAAAGCTTACGGTATTCTTAATAGCTACAATACTAATATTAAAAGGTAGTATAACTGGTTCTGAATGGGTGTATATCTCTCTTATGTATATAGGAACTCAAGGAGCAATAGATTTATATAATAACATAAAAAAATAAATAAACAGTCCTCACATGAACGCTCAAGATAGAGAAGAATTTATAGTACTACGAAATGATGTTGACCATATAAAGTCAGATGTTAAAGAGATAAAAGATAATAGTAAAAAGTTAAATGATGATTTTCAAAAGTTAACATTTCATTTAATAGGTGACCCATCTACAAAAACTAAAGGATGGATAGAGCGTGTATCTAGGTTTGATGTGAGGCTTAGTAGGATAGAAAAAGCTTATGCTATTGGAGCAGGTTTAGCTAGTGCTATTATAATGTATTTAAAGTTTTCACAATGAAACTATCAGAAAATCAAATAATATTCAGTTTAAACATTGCAGATTTAATACATTTTGCTAATAGTGTTGGTGTTGGTTTAACTTTTGGAGACGCTTACCGTTCAAAGTATTTACAAAAACATTATTTAGCTACTGGAAAGTCTAAAACAATGAATAGTAAACACCTTAAAAGACTTGCTGTTGATTTTAATTTCTTTATTGATGGTAAGCTAACATACGATAAAGAAACATTGCAGAGTATAGGTGATTTTTGGGAGGAATTACACCCTAAGAACAGGTGGGGTGGTAACTTTAATTCATTTACTGATACACCACATTTTGAAATGGATGTATAAATAATCAATAAATCTATACAAACACATACTTATATGTATATAAAACACTAAAAAAATATACATATATATACTAAAAAACCTACTAGCGTCATTCCGTTTCACTAGTAGGTTAATTTTTTAGTGCAATTTGAAATAAACCAACTACTCATTATCAAATAAAAAAGTTGTTGCACTAAGCCAGTCGGATCAACGGTGCTGACAAACCGTTTAAAAGTTTAACAATGCTAAATTAATACTTATTATTTAATTAACCTAATTATTTTTATAATTTTTATGTAAATCCATCATTACATTATATGCTGTATGTCCACCGATAGAAATACCAACACTTATAGATGGTTTAG